TTTATGGTATTTAGCCACTGGTAAGCTTATTACGATATTACCAGTAGGCTTACATACCCTTTCTAATTCTGACCAGCCTTTAGCCATTGATGGTAAATGTTCCAATATTTCTCCTGCACAAACAACATCAAAATAATTACTCGGAAAAGGCAATTTATCATTAATATCACCCCATTGGACAGGAAGCCCTTGTTTTTGACATCTATTAAGCCTTATTTTAGATATTTCTATTCCATTAACAACACAGCCCCTTCTTTGAAGAACATCAACACAATGCCCGTCTCCTGCCCCTACTTCTAAAACTCTATCGCCCTCTTTACAATAAGACATCATTGTTTCTATTCTATCAAGTTGCCATGGCTCTTCTTTGTAATGTGCTTCGTCAAGAATTTTCTCTTTTGCAAATTTTTCATTAATGTCTGACATGTTTGCTCTTTCTATTTTTTTCATTTTTTCTATTGTTCCCATTTCGTCAATAGCCTTAAAAACTTGTTCCGCTTTAATGCTTGTCATACATGGTGATGGAATAGGATAACCTTCTGGACATTGCCTCCACCACATCTTATCTTTCCACCAACAATCCTTACATTTAAACGGAGTAAGAAGATTTATATTAGCTTTATATCCAAAAAACCCCATACAAGTAGGCCCGAATAAAACAATACTTCTCGTCCTTACTGCTCTTGCAAAATGAACCAAACCCGATTCCGTATCAATATGAAATTCAGCCTTTTCAATTACGGCCGCAGATTGATGGATATTTAAAAGCCCTACAAGATTAATTGCCCCTTCTACAGGCTCTTCCCCTGTTACTCCTAATTGAATAACCTTATATCCTTTTTCTTTTAAATATTTAACAACCTTAATCCAATCCTCCGTTTGCCAACATTTAGTCTGCCTTCCTATGTCAGAACCGTTGTGTATTGTTACATACTGTCCGCCTTCTAACATTTGAATACAAGCATAGTCAGATTCTTCGGTTTTAATATACATATCATCAGGAGAACCTTCAAGCCCTGCTGTTTGTATAGCAAGAGTTCTCTCATCAAGTTTTGTCCTGTGGTAGTATTCATTATTTTTATAAGGAAATTCTTCAAATAAATCATCTATTTTAAGTTTATAAAAAGCATTTTCCGCCTTCACTCTATGGTTAGAAAACCTTTTTTCGTCCTTAAAATAGACTTTTGTCGCATATCTGTTATCAAAGAATATATCAAATATTCCTTTACTCCAGATATCAGCAACAAGTCCTTGCCAAACCTTATGGCCTGCAATTACAGTCCTATCTACAGAAGGGTTACCTTCCAAAATAATAGCTCCAATCTTATCCCTTACATAAACAGTAAGTATAGACTTTGGATATTTTCTTTTAATAGCTTTCGCTATTCCGCCTGCTATAATAGTGTCCCCTATACCACCTAAACGGATTAATCCTATGTCCAACATTTCTTTCTTTACTGTTTTTTCTGGAATGAAAGAATTATCTAATTTCTTAGGAATAATATCTTTAATTAGAACGCCATCTACTTGCTTGGCGACTTTTGCAATTTGAATTAAATAGAATGCCTCTTCATAAGACATTTGTTTGGATGGAACGTTATACGTTTTGCCTGCATCAAAAAACTTACCTTGATAACCATAAGAGCCATACTTCTGGTTTAGCCTTACCTTAAACTCTTTCATTTTGTCCCCTTTCTAAAATGAAAATACACGGGACAGTAGTGCAAGAAGGCATACTATCCCGTGTAATAAATTTTCTTAGCCATGACGAATATTAGTTACTTTTACGCAAGCGTTTTCTTCTTCAAGTTTGAAGTCGATACGCATTGTAATTGTAACTTCTATGATTCTCTTTCTTGGCTGACGTTGAAACTCATAAGTAATATCCCTATGAATACCCATTACGATATTCTTAGGATTAATCAATAGAGCCTTAGAACCATTCGCAGTACCTGTTCCATAAGTAATAGTTTCAGTCGTAATGGCTGGAACTTTTCTTACAGGAATACCTTGAAATGCTGGTTCTTGAGCTTCGATTAAATATCTTACGAATGCCTCGTTTACACCTTTACCTGCTAAGGTATTAATGTAATCAATACGAGCTAAGTGAGATACATAGAATCTTAAATCAGTTTCAACATCATAATATTTAGATGGAAGCTGTTTAAGAACCGCCAAAAGTACCGTATCAGACAAAGTTGCCGCCGAAGCGTCATAGGTATAAGTAGAAATTTGCTCAAAAACTCCATCAAGAATTTCTAAGAAATCGCCACTACCCCCATCACTATCCCCATTTAAGCAAAGATTATCTACGTCATAAGCTAACCTTTTAGCAGTTAACTCAAGAATCGTATCAAAAAGGCTATCCCCCTCAATACTATCTTCTAACGCATCATAACCAATATCTACAGCAACAATACACTCTTGAGCATCAAGAGTAACTTTTGAAGTCGTAGGCTTAGAAGTGGTAGATGGAGCAGTACCTACAGCATTTGGCTTCTGGAGAACCGCAGAACCATAAGTAATCTTATCAATTTGTCTTTTATTAGCTTGCATAGGAACTCGTCTACACTCATTAATAACGACAGCTTTGTCAAGAATACCTTGAACAAACTTTGCGGCTTGGTCAGGTCCTAAACGTCCACCATTAGCTAAATCTGAATCGGTAAATGCTTTTTCGATTAAATCTACAATATTAAACTTATCAGACATTTGCTCTTTCTCCTTTCTAAAGATTTTAATTTCAGGAGTTACCCTTGTTAAAGCCTTTTACGGCTTGAATTATTTTCCTCTACATACATCAGCAAAAGGGTCTCTTTTTTCTTTTGGTTCATTACCATCATCATTACTGTCTTGAGATTTTTTAATGCCTAATCTTTTTGATAAAGATTCCATTACCCCAGAGAACTCATCTACAGATTTCTGTAAATTAGCAATATTCCCTTTTACCTCTTCTTTGAAAGCTTTTTCTGCCTCTTCGGCTTCTTTAGCTTTCTTGTCAATCTCTTCTTGTTCTTTAGCTTTTTCAGCTTTTGCTTCTTCTTCTTTCTTTGAAATTTCAACCTGTACTTCTTCCTTCTTTTTGTTGAACTCCTTTTGTTCATCTTCATTAAGAAGGTGTCCTTGACCTTTTAAAACATCTGTTATAGCTTCAATAGACTTAGAAACAGGGGCTAACATTTCGCTAATTTCTTGTTTCATTTTTTCATCCATTTCTATTCCCTCACTTTCTTTACTTTTGTTGTACCGCTCTTCGGTATCACTTATCATATCTGTTAATATTGTAACAGTTTCTTTTAACTGACGCAACCTCCCAGACGAGATTGTTCTCCCAGCCTTTTCAAAAACTGGTTTTTCTTTACTTCTTTCTTCAAAGGATTTACTAATTACTGCCTGCATATTTGTCATAACAAAGTTTTTAAATTCCATAATTACAGACTTTGCAGATTCTATAGGATTCTCAAATTCTCCTTGATTAGATGCAACAAAATATAAAGTATTCGATAAAACATTAAAACTTTCATATATAGCATTAAAAGCTAAACTTCTTTTAACATTATTCTGAATATCTTCTGTAGATATTTTTTCTCCTTCTGCCTTACTCACACTACCTAAAGGCATAATTGTTTCTACAACTACCTTTTCAAATTCATCAATTACCTTTTGTACTTCTTTCTTAGGGTTCTCTGTACTTGACATATAAAGAACATCAAAAAGAGTCCAATTCAAGGCCTCTACTGACGCATTTACCATTTTATAGATACAAGCATTCATAAATCCAGAAACTTGAGAAACCTGTTTTTCAACGCTCTTAACAAATTCATCATAATCTTTATCAAGAATACCTTTAAAACTAATTTCTTCTTCTGGTTTTCCATTAAATCTTTTGTATGCAACCATTTCTGCATCTGGAACTGCTGGTCTATCAACTATAGCCAGTCTATCTACTCTTTTAGCATGTAACCTATATTTTGCCTTTGGGTCTGCCATATTAATTGTCTCCTTCTATAGGCTCTCTTATTCCGTATATTCTTACAGAAAAAGCCTTATAAATTCCTGCTTCTATTTTATTCCAAATTTCTTTATCATATATTTTCATTGCTCCAAACCATGTACCTTTTTTAATATCTTTTCCTCTATAAGTCATATCTTCCCATGCGATTGCTGATTCAATAACATCAGCCTCTGCTACTTGCTTACTGTGCATTTCGTCAACCGCTCTATAATCTATTAAAAATTCGTGAGCAACTTTTTCTATATCTTCTTCTGAAACCACGTCTCCGTGATGGTCTGCTTTTTCTGGAACTAAATAAACACCATAGACAATTTGTTTGGC